CGGAGTAGCCATGCCGGTCACATATAAGAAAATAGCCAGCGTTACCGTTACGGCTGCCGGTGGTCAAAGCGCGATTGAATTTACTTCAATCCCTACTACATACACTGATCTTGTTCTCTGGATGAGCGCAAGAAGCACCGGAACCAACGCAAACGCGCAGGGTTTTTGTTATCTCAGATTCAATGATTCGGTTAGTGATTTTACTTCTCGCAGGTTGATTCAAGACGGAACAGGAGTTGCTTCTGATTCAGGTGGTCGTTTTGCTGCGTTTATTCCTAACTCCAGCGCAACAGGAAGCACTTTTGGAACGATGATTCTTTATGTTCCCAATTACCGATCTAGCACCAACAAATCGTATTCGGTAGATCAAGGAATGGAAAACAACAGTTCCACCAATTATCTTCAAGGAATGACTGCTGGATTGTGGTCGAATACTTCTGCCATTACCGCCATCAAAGTAGATGGGGTTATAGATTCAAGCGGATCACCTTTCAATTTTGCTCAACATTCAACCGCAGTCCTTTACGGCATATCCAAATCATAAGGAGATACATGACCACCAAACTCGTCGTAGATTGCTCAACCGGTGTGGTTGAGGAAGTCGAACTGACCGAAGAAGAATTGGCGCAGCGCGAGGCAGATCGAGTCGCGTTTGAGGCTGCCGAGGCTGAGCGTGTGGCTGCCGAGGCTGAAAAGGCTGCCAAGCGCGCCGAACTTTTAGACCGTTTAGGTTTGACCGAGGATGAAGCGAAGGTCTTGCTTGGATGAGAAAGGCTCCGTGGCTTTGCCATGCCGGACGACAACTCCGTGAGCAAATCGACGATCGTTATCCTAACCGCGACCGTCGTTCTGACGGTTGGGTGGCTGACTCGAAGCATTCTAAGAAATCTGATCACACACCTCGAAGAAACGGAATTGTAAGGGCGATAGACATCGACGCCGGCTTAGGTCACTCGAAGGCGTCTGGAATGCTCGCATTAGCCATCGTCCAAGCAGCCAAAGCCGGAGATAAACGGATCAAATACGTCATCCATAAGGGTCGAATAGCATCGAAAATCCGAGGCTGGGCGTGGCGTCCATATACCGGGCTCAACCCTCATGAAACACACATTCACGTCAGTTTCACTCGCAAGGGTGATCGGGATCGAAGTAACTTCGCAATCTAAGGAGAATCGTGAACGATTACATGAAGCATCCAGCAGTTCTCGCCGTAGGCGCATTCCTGAGCGCATGGGCGGCGACGAACTTTGATCTCGATTACCGAGCCGTTCTTTGGTCGGTCGTTGCCGGTGTCTTTGGATACGCGAAGCCCTTCAAGAAGTGAAGGCTGCCGAATGGGTCGGACTGATTGCTGGTCTGACCGGGATTCTTGGTGCGTTTGTAGCCGCGTTGCGATGGACGGTTCACCAGTTTGTCCAGGAGATAGGCAATCAACTATTTACACGGATGGATCGTCTGGAAACTGAAATCGGCGTGTTGACGGCGAGACAGTCAGACATATATGCCACCATTATCACCGAAAGGGGTTCTCATGGCTCGAAAGACAAAGGCTCAAAAACTCGCAAGCCTGCGCGCAAAAGAGCGAGCCGCTAAGAGAACAAAACCCATCACCGCTCTCGATCTGTGGGCGATCAGTCTTTATGAAGTGACTGAGTCCATGAAGCGAGCAGGTTTTGACGACGCAACGATTCAGGGCTGGCTCTGTGATCAATCCTTGCCAGATTGGGTCTTATCGCCATCAAAGCCGATCGAGGACGATGACGACGAGGAAGAAGAAGATTATTAGGCGAACCGTTGTTATCAGCGATCTCCAAGTTCCTTATCATGACCATAAAGCCGTCAAAAACGTCGCAGCATTCATCAAGCGATGGAAGCCTGACCGAGTTGCCACCGTTGGCGATGAGATCGACCTTCCTCAGTTGTCCAGATGGGAGCGCGGTCTTGCCGGTGAGTTCGCTGGAACACTTGACCGGGATCGAGGAATCACTCAGAAAGTTCTATTCGACCTCCGTGTTACGGATATGGTCAGAAGCAATCACACCGACCGGCTCTATAATTCCATCAAAACCCGGCTTCCAGCATTAGCAGCCTTGCCCGAACTTCAGTTCGAGAATTGGCTTGGGCTTCCGGATCTGGGCATCAAGTTCTGGCGCGACCCGATGCCGCTGGCTAAGGGTTGGATTGTCCTTCATGGCGACGAGGGAGCCGTCTCGCAGAAGGGTGGTCAAACGGCTCTAGGATTGGCTCTAAGGCATGGAAAATCGGTGGTCTGTGGTCATACCCATAGGGCAGGGCTTTCGGGGCTTACAATGGCTTCTGGGGGCGTTTTAGGGGGTATTCTGTGGGGCTTCGAGGTCGGAAACCTTATGAACTTCCGTGACGCCAAGTATCTCAAGGGCGGTTCAGGCAATTGGCAGCAGGGCTTTGGTCTGATTTACGAGCATAAGAACCGGGTCACTCCGGTATTCGTACCCATTGAGCGTGATGGATCCTTCGTGGTTGAAGGGAAGGTCTATGGATGAGATTGTTCCGCTTATCCGCACCATCGATGACCACATCGACGACTGGGATGCCGCGTCAGATTTCGTTATGAAATCGTTATCAAAGAATGAGCCAAAGTCTCACCGCTAAGGCGTAGCCTACGTCTGCCGGTTCAACCCACCGGCAGAATCGGGAAATCATGACCGCTATGGGATTTGACCCATTAGCAATCTATTACATCATCGCACTCATCAGCATTCCCATTCTGGGTCTGCTTTACACCGCTATCACCGAAAACTTCTACTGGAAAGGTTGGCAGGATGGAAAACGATTCGCCGAAGGCAATCAACCCACAAAGCATTCTCGATGAAGCAGGTTTCATTCGAGGTGAACGAGGAAAGGTTTACGGTCACCCATATATCAATCATCGACGCATCGCCGATCTTTGGTCTGCTTATCTGGGTATCCCAATACCACCGGATCAAGTCGCGGTCTGTATGGCTCTCGTCAAGATCAGCAGAATCGCCGAAACACCGGGTCATCGAGGTCGAGACGGTTACGTGGACGGAGTGGCTTACCTTTCACTTGCTGCCATGCTCGCGACAGTCGATCCAGAGGAATTCGATGCCTATTAGAGCCAATCACGACTCTAAAATCTGGTGCGACATCTGTAAACTCAGGTTCGGGAAAGTCGGTGGCGAATGGCATATTCGCGCCATGACGCCGGCTCGCTGGATCGTCATAAGTGAAACAAAAGAGCGAAGGGGTCGCATGAAGGCTTATTGCCAGCCATGCGCGAACGAAGCGCAAATGGACGGACAAGGCAACGTCTGGACATTCCGAGAACAATTGGATTACGCATTAGGAAAAGAGGAGTTACATGGGATGGAATCTGAATGACTACGAACCGGTCGAAGATCGCTTGGCTAAGTTCTGGAATGATTATCCGCCGGGTCGCATTGAGACGGAGTTGGTGGCATACGAAGGTAATCGCTATATCGTGGCTGCTCGACTGTATCGGGTGGACACGGATCCCAAGCCGTTCGCGACAGGGTTGGCAGAGGAGACGATTTCTGATCGAGGCGTCAATTCAACTTCGGCTCTTGAAAACGCTGAAACGTCTGCTATCGGACGAGCGTTGGCGAACGCCGGATATGCTCCAAAAGGTAAACGCGCTAGCCGCGAAGAAATGGCAAAAGTAGCCAGAGGCGACACGCCGATCGTCCAACATCCATTCAAGCCATCAGAAGCGGTCAAAGAGGTTCCAAACGAGCCTCAAACCGTGGTCTGGGAGGATGAAACTGAGACGAAGGCGTTTCAAGATACGACCGACATCGCAGCAGCGTTCGGCGGTCAAGTAGTGGGCTTCAAGTGTAAGCATGGCGACATGCTGCTCAAAGAAGGCACATCAAAGGCAGGTAAGCCTTATCACGGATTTGTCTGTGGTGCTAAGTCGAAAGCCGATCAATGTGAAGCGCGATGGGCAAAGCAAGGCAATAACGGTCAATGGGTGTTCGAGGATCGAGCAGCCGGATGGTAGAAGATAGAACCGGTGAGCCTAATCCACGTCCGGTGACGTGCGATTGGTGCGGTGTCCGGCTGGTCAGTTATGCCGGAGTTCGCGTCCAGATGGCTGAGCATGATCCGCTTGACTATAACTGGGCGTGCGAAGGCTGCTTTGAAAAAATCCGTCATGGTGAATTATGAGCAACGCATCGAGGAGGCAACGTGGTCGGGAGACTGAGAAGATTTTTGCGGATTATCTGGTTCGTAACGGATTCAAAACCGCTCATGTTACGTCTATGGCTGCTAGTGGCAGCGATGTTCTGGGTGTCGATGGCGTGGATTGGGAGGTCAAGGCTAGACGCGGATTGGTCATTAGCGAGACTATGGCTCAACTGCGCAGACGCAGACGCGAAACCGGACTAGGCGTAGGCATCCTCAGACTCGACAAGCAAGGCGAAAAAGCCGTGGGCGATTGGGTTGCCATTCTGACGGCTGACGATCTAATTTACTTACTCAAGGCGGCAGGCTATGGCGACCCCAGATAAGTACGTCTTTCGATGCTTAGGCTGCGGAAAGTGGGTTTACATGCGTGAACTGTGTGAGGATTGCTATCCAAAGGATCAGGCAGCATGAAAACGACACGCCGTCTGACCTGCGGTTATGTAAATGGACTTGACGACCGTGATACGCTTAGCCTGCCAGCCTGCGGGGTCAGAGCCCGAGCAGGGGCAGTAGCGATCGGGAGGGCTCTATTCATCACGCTTTTGGCGTTCTTCATGCTTTTATCAGTTAGCCTTCCTGATAGTTATGGTTGGAAAAACCATTCTATGAATTTGAAGTTATATGCTCACAATGAGATCAAAGATTGGTCTGAGTTTGAATGCTATGTAGAACTAATACATCGAGAGAGTAGTTGGAACTACAAGGCTAGAAATGGGTCACATTACGGACTAGGTCAGGTGCGCTCGACTTGGTATCGAGATCTCAGTCCTCGTAAGCAGATCAAGGCGCATCTACGATATATCGAGCATCGATACGATGGCTCAGCGTGTAAGGCACTTCGTCACTTGGTGAAGGTAGGTTGGCACTAATGACCAGCAGCCTCAGCAACAAAGGATCGACAAGTAAGTGGCGACGCATTAGGGCGCAGGTCTTGAGACGTGATCAGAACACGTGTTTCTACTGTGGTGGTCATGCGAACACGGTTGATCACATCGTTCCGAGATCGAAGTTAGTCGATCAGAACGCGGATACGTTAGACAACATGGTTGCTGCGTGTGTTCAATGTAATTCAAGCAAAGGGGGGCGGTTTTTTGGTGAGCGTCCGACACCAATGACCCCCCTGGGCTCTTTTACCTCTCAAAATGGCACAATAGTCCACTATCGGGATAAATCGGACACTACGGCAGTTGATGGGGTTGAATCGTGAGCGATCTGGACTTATCGGGAATAAGGGGTGTTACAGAACCCCGAATTCACTCAAAACTCAACGAATTGCCCTCTCGCGGTCAAGAAATGATCGATTTCTGTAGGGAAATCGGCACACCGCTGCTTCCGTGGCAGGAATTCGTAGCCATTCATAGCCTGAAGGTCAAAGAGGACGGCAGGTGGGCTCATCCGCTCAACGGACTTCTGATCGCTAGGCAGTCCGGTAAGACTACGTTCATGATCCTTCGCATCCTCGCCGGTGCGATGCTCTTTGGCGACGATCTCCAGATCGGAACCGCTCACACAATCTCGACGGCTCGGGAAGCGTTCAAGCGGCTCGTGGACATGGTCGAAGGTTCCAAACTCGCCGGGGAAGTCAAGAAAATCCGATGGGCGAATGGCGAACAAGAAATACAGTTTATGAACGGAGCCCGGTATATCTACCGAGCCAGCAATAACGCGACGCGTGGTATTTCAAAGCCAGAAGCCATCCACCTCGACGAATTACGCGAATACAAAAACGAAGCGACGTGGGCTTCCATCCGCTATACCCTCCAAGCAGCCCGAAACCCTCAGACATGGATTTACTCGAATGCCGGTGACGCTTCCTCGGTAATCCTCAACAACTTACGCGACCGGGCTTTGGCATCGCTCAACTCAGACGACGATACGATCGGATGGTGGGAGTATTCAGCCCATCCCGACACGCCGATAGACGGATCATTGAAAATGTGGGAAGGCTTAGCGCAAGCAAACCCATCGCTCGGCTATACGATTCATCCAGACAACCTCAAAATGGCTTTGAGTGACCCACCGGACACAATTCGAACCGAAATGCTTTGCCAATGGGTCGTCACCCTGAACGGCGCAATCGATCCTGATCAATGGACTCAATGCGCAGATCCGGAATTGACCCTCGACCCTGAGAAAACGACATGGCTTGGGATTGACCTTTCGCCAGACCGCCGGGAAGCGGCTTTGGTCGCAGCCCAGAAGATCGACGGCGATAAGTTCGTTATCATCTTGCTTCAGACATGGAAAAACGAGTTCGCTCTTGATGATCTGGCTTTGGCAAACGACATCGCGCCGTGGGTGCGCAAGTTCCAGACCGAAACCGTCGCCTACTCGAAGCAAACCGCATCAGCCGTCGCGGTGAGACTTATCCCGGCAGGAATTCCGGTTCATGACGTCGATGGCAACGATTATCAGCAAGCATGCGACGAATGGGCAGGCGCGATCAACTCCGGGCGACTCCGGCATACCAATCAAGACACCTTGACCGAGCAGACTTTGGCAGCCGTCAAGTATCAGCGCGGCGACTCATCGTGGGTGATTGGGCGCCGAGCATCGAGCGCAACCGTCTGCGCTGCCGTGGCTTCGGCTTTGGTGACGCACTTCGCGACTCGGATTGACGACGGTATCGACATAGTCGTAGGCTGACCCTGCTTGATCCGTGACGCGGTCAGATACCGCGTGGCTCGAATCCGGCGGTGGGGATACCGCCGGATTCTTTATGAATGTGTGTCCGTTATGCTAAACTTTATCCTCAATGGGCGTTTTATCCGATCTATTCGGTCAATCTAAGTCACAAGAAGCCGTCGTTGACGTTGCTGCTTCGTTGGCTCCGTTTTACGTCAATCAAACCGCACTCAATATCGCAGGCGGAACGATTTCAGTTCCTCGCGCATCTGCTCTCAGTGTTCCAGCAGTTGCTCGCGCTAATGGAATTATCACATCAGTCGTCGGATCATTACCCATCGAAAAATTCAATGACGCATCCGGTGAAAGAATTCCAGTTGAACGATCATTCAAGCAACCCGATCCGCGTGTTCCTGCTTCTTTGATCTATTCGTATCTTGCTCAAGACCTTTGGCTTTTTGGCGTTGCTTACGGTCAAGTTATGGACATGTATGCCGCTTCGGATGGCGGTCGCGTTCGTCGCTGGACTCGCATCGATCCGACATGGGTTTCAGTTCGCACTAATCCACTCGGAACCGAGGTTATAGGTTACACAGTCAATGGACAAGATGTGCCAATGACCGGAGTGGGTTCCATAATCGCGTTTTACAATCTCGCAGACGCAGGACTTCTCAATCGTGCCGGTCGCACCGTTCGCGCAGCAATCGAACTTGAAAAAGCCGCAGAAATTTACGCGAGAGAACCGTTGCCGACGATGGTTCTCAAATCAACCGGAACTAATCTTCCATCCGAGCGAATCAAAGCACTTTTGGAATCGTGGAAGGTGTCGCGTCAAAATCGCGCAACCGCTTTCCTCAATGCTGACGTTGAACTTCAGGCTCTCGGCTTTGACCCTAAGCAACTTCAACTATCAGAAGCGCGTCAATACATCGCTCTTGAACTTGCTCGTCAATGCGGAATTCCTGCTTACTTCCTCAGCGCGGAATCTACGTCGATGACGTATTCAAACGCAACAAACGAGCGACGATCGCTTATCGACTTCTCACTTCGTCCAATTCTTACCGCAATCGAGTCACGTCTAAGCATGGACGATTTCACGCCAGCCGGAACTCACGTTCGTTTCGACCTCGATGATTTCCTTCGTGGAAACGCTTTGGAGCGAGCGCAGATTTACCAGATTCTTACCGGCATCGGAGCGA